GTGTTCGTTGAGATGTTGAAGGACGAAGACAGCCGCCTGTTGAATGGTGACTTCGGTGGTTCCGGTCTGCAAAACGGCCTGATCCTGAACAACCTGCACGGCTTCCGTATCTATGTGTCGAACAACACACCTAAGATCGGTACTGGTCCCGGTACTTCTGGCACTTCTGCTCAGTCCACCAACTTCGGCGTGATCGTTGCTGGTCATGACTCTGCTGTGGCAACTGCTCAACAGTTGACAAAGACTGAGACATATCGTGACCCCGACAGCTTCGCCGACATCGTGCGTGGTATGCACCTGTATGGTCGTAAGATCTTGCGTCCTGAAGGCATCGTGACTGCCAAGTACAACGTGGCCTGATGAAACAGGGGAGGCTCACAAGGCTTCCCCGTTTATATATTTACACATAAAGGAAATTTAAAATGGCTACCATTACAACTCTTGCTGCTGGCGCTACCGCTGGTCGCACTGCTGGCTCCGTGCCTTATCTGGTTGACTTCACCCTCAACTTTGCCACTGCTGCCACCGCCAAAGGTGAAGCTCTGGCTGCTGCTGACGTTATCGAGTGCATCCGTGTTCCCGCTAACACCGTCATCTTGAATGCTGGTATCGAAATCACCACCGTCCTCGCTGGTGAGTCGAACGACACCACTTTCGATTTGGGTGTTACTGGCGTTGACGCTGATGTGTTCGTTGACGGCTTTGATGCTGACGCTGCTGCTGCTGGTGCTTATGCACAGAACGCTGCTGCTTTCCAGCCTGTCGTGATTGGCGCTACTGCTGACACTATCGACTTGTTGATTGCCACCGCCACCACTGCACCTACTTCTGGTGCTGCTCGTGTGTGGGCTGTGTTGATGAACGTCGATGGCCGCATTGCTGCCGACGAAGTTGACCGCGATCAACTGGCTTAATAGCCTGTAACTCATGGGGTGGGTCGTCAAAGGCTCACCCCTTTCTTGCTTATAACTATGTCAACATATATTTCCCTAACAAATGAATTGCTGCGTAGAATGGGTGAAGTCACTATGGACTCTACCGATTTTGACAATGCTAGAAACGTCCAAGCTCTAGCCAAAATCGCTATCAACTCATCTGTTAGAGAATTGATGCATTCGGCTCAGGAGTGGCCTTTTGCTTTGATGACTAACACACAGACTCTTGCCACAGATGGCACAGCCACTTACGCTTTCCCTTCAGACTTCTCTAGCGTTGATTGGGAATCGTTCTATCTTAAGCAACTCACAGCCGCTAACAATCAACCACAACGATTGCCTGTGTTGACTTACACGCAATACCTTGACGAGCGTAGGCCCATCGAAGACCAAACAGGTGCTGGAGGCTATGGTGCTCCTGAAGCTGTCTATCAAACACAGAATGGTTTGTTCGGTGTGACACCAAAGTCTGATCAGGCTTACGAGATTGAATACAAGTATTGGAAGTTCCCTGCTGACTTGGTTGAAGCCAATGACGCATGCATCGTACCTTCCCGATTTGACAGCGTTGTAATTGATGGTGCTATGACTTTCATGATGTTGTATCGCTCTAACGAACAGAGCGCTGCCATTCATCGTGACAAGTTTGAGAACGGCATCAAGACAATGCGCCGTCTGTTGTTGGATGAACCTCTCACTATGCGCTCGACAATGATTGTCAGTGCGTTGTCTTCACCGCGAGTGATGTAATGGCAGATCGCATTAATGGTTATGTCGTAAACTGTATTGGTGGATTAGACACCAATAAGGATTTGCTGTCACAGGGCAGGGACTCTCCCGGCTCTGCCACTCAGCTTGTCAATTACGAACCCGCTACTATTGGTGGGTATCGTCGTATCAGCGGATATGCCAATGAGTATGGCACTGTCCCCGGTCAAGATTCAGTGTTGGGTGTTTTTGTTTGTGAAGACATTAACGATGGTATATTCGCTTGTCGTAAGCCGTCTAGTGGTACAGCATATTTTCACCGTTGGGTAAATTCAACATCATCTTGGTCAGCCGTCACTACTCCCGGTAGTGTGACAATGACGGGTGTTAACAAAGTCAGGTTCTTGCGATACAACTGGTCGTCGGTTAAGATGGCTATTGTTGATGGTATCAACCCTGCTGCTGTCTATGATGGTACAACTTATACGCAAATCACACATGCTAACGCTCCCAATTCTCCAAAGTATGTAGCATCTTTCAAGAATCATTTGTTTCTTGCTGGTGATGTCACAGACCCTTTCAATCTTTATTTCTCGTCCCCATTAAATGAAGTAGATTATTCACCAGCCAATGGCGCTGGTGTAATCAATGTTGGTTTTGAGATTGTACAGATTAAAACATTCCGTGACACGTTGTACATCTTCGGTAAGAACGCTATTAAGAGTTTGACTGGTACAAACATTTCAGACTTTGTTGTTGCGGAAGTTACTTCCAACTTAGGTTGTGTCATTCCAGACAGTGTCATTGAACTTGGTGGTAATCTGTTGTTCGTTGGTCCAGATGGTTTCAGACCTGTTGCTGGTACTAACAAGATTGGTGACGTTGAGTTGGAGACTATATCCAAGAAGATTCAGTTTTCAATCAATGTGCTTTTGAATGAGATGATTGTTGAAGGCATCAATCCTGAAACACTAAGCACTGTTGTTCTGAGAAAGAAGTCACAGTTTCGATTGTTCCTTCCTACACAGGGTACTTTAGGTATCTTGGGTGGACTACGACAATCTCAACAGGGTATTGAGTTTGAGTATTCACAACTGTTTGACTTCTCTGTTACTTGTGCCGCCAGCGGTTACATTGGTATCGATGAAATTGTTATTCATGGTGACACAAACGGTAAAGTTCACCAGCAAGAAGTAGGCACATCGTTTGATGGTAATGACATCTTGTCAATATATCAGACTCCCTATCTTTACTTCGACGACCCTACAGTTCGTAAGAACTTCTATAATGTTAGTACCTTCTTGCGAAGCGAAGGTCCAACCAACATTACGATGGCTATATCTTACGACTTTGATGATTCTGTTGGTGTGTTCAATCCTGCCAACTATGCTATAACAACATCTGGTGCAGCAGCTTATTACAACGAAGCAACATACGATGCTGCTGCTACGTATGACGGCAACCCTTCACCTGTAGAGAAAACTAATATTGCTGGTTCTGGTTTTTCAATTTCGTACAAATATGTTACGAACAATACCAGTGCCAGCCACACCATTCAGGGCTTGGTCCTGAACTACGCAACTAATGATAGGAGATAACCTTGGCTGGATATGTAAGACAATCTGCTGCTGACATCGTACCAACCGCCGTTGTACGCGCAGCACCAATCAACAACGAATTGAACGCCCTTCGTGATGCGTTTGCACAAGCCACAGGTCACAAGCATGATGGCACAGCCGCTGAAGGACATTACATTCCTGTCATTGGTGATGCTGATGCTAAGAACAAGGTTGCTGTAGACACAGTGAATAACCGAGTTGGTGTGTTCACTGAAGTTAGTACAGTTTCTACTGAGCAAGTACGTTTCCAAGACGGTGCTATTGTGCCTGTCACAGACAACGACATTGACCTCGGTACTAGCTCCCTAGAATTCAAAGACCTGTACATTGATGGCACAGCCAACATTGATAGCTTGATTGCTGACACTGCTGACATCAATGCAGGCACAATTGACAACACTGTTGTTGGAGCTACAACACCTAATGCCATCACTGGTACAACCGTTACAGCCACCACAGGTTTTGTTGGCGGTCTGACAGGTAACGTCACAGGCAACACTGCTGGTACACATACTGGTGCTGTTGTTGGTAATGTCACTGGTGATCTGACAGGTAATGTCACAGCCTCTTCTGGTTCTTCTAGCTTCAATGATGTTGTCATCAACGGCAACCTTAACATGAATGCTGGCACTTCTGCCACCATCATCAACCTCACTACCCCAACTAATGCAGGTGATGCAGCCACTAAAGGCTATGTTGACACTGCTGATGCACTGAAGGTTAATAAGTCTGGTGACACCATGAGTGGTGTACTGGCTATGGGTAACAACAAGATTACAGGTCTTGCTACTCCTACGAACACTGCTGATGCATCAACTAAGGGGTATGTTGACACCTCCATTGCTTCGCTGCTTGACAGTGCTCCCGGTGCTCTCGATACGTTGAATGAGTTGGCTGCTGCATTGGGTGATGATCCCAACTTCGCTACCACTGTCACTAACGAGATTGCTACTAAGGTGAGCAAGGCTGGCGATACCATGACTGGTTCGCTTGCAATGGGTGGTAACAAGGTCACAGGTCTTGGTGCTCCTACATCAAACAATGATGCTGCTACAAAAACCTATGTTGACACTGCTGATGCACTGAAGCTTAGTTTGTCTGGTGGCACTATGTCTGGTGCTATCGCTATGGGCACGAACAAGCTCACAGGTGTTGGTGATCCTACAGCCAACCAAGACGCTGCCACTAAGAAATATGTTGATGACCAAGATGCTTTGAAGCTGTCATTGACTGGTGGCACTATGTCTGGTGCTATTGCTATGGGCAACAGCAAGATTACAGGACTGGCTACACCAACTGACAATGCCGATGCTACAACCAAGTTGTATGTTGATGGTATTTTGGGTAGTGCTACATCGGCTGCAACGTCTGCTGCGGCTGCTGCTGTGTCGGCTAGTAATGCTGCGACAAGCGCCAGCAATGCGTCAACTTCTGAGAGCAATGCTCTTTCTAGCGCTAACGCTGCGGCTGCTAGTTATGATAGCTTTGATGATCGGTATCTTGGTAGCAAAACATCAAACCCTTCAGTAGACAATGATGGTAACGCATTGTTGACTGGTGCTTTGTATTTCAATAGCACTGCTGGTGAGATGCGCGTGTGGAGTGGTAGCGCTTGGACTGCTGCGTATCTGCCTGCTACCGGGTATGCCACACTTACTGGTTCAGAAACGCTGACGAACAAGACCATTAGCGCTGATAACAATACTCTTTCCGGTATTGCTGCTAGTAGCTTTGTGTTGTCAAACGCTAGTGGAAACATTGACGGTGCTGCTGCTCAAAAGGCTATTCCCACTGGTGTTGTTGTTGGTACTACTGATTCGCAGACTCTGACGAACAAGACAATTAACGGCAGCAACAACACCATTACCAACGTCAGCTTGACTACTGGTGTTACAGGTACGCTACCTGTCGCTAACGGCGGCACAGGCGCAACCACACAACAAGCTGCGATGAACGCATTGGCTGGAACGCAAACAGCTAATAGGGTGCTGCGCTCCAACGGAACTAACACAACGCTTTCACAAGTGGCTTTGGCAACCGATGTAACAGGCACTTTACCAGTTGCCAACGGCGGCACAGGCGCAACCACCCTGACAGCCAACAACGTCTTGCTGGGCAACGGCACTTCCGCACTTCAGGTGGTGGCTCCCGGTACAAGCGGCAACGTGCTGACATCCAACGGCACGACTTGGCAATCAACCGCGCCAGCAGTCACTCTCAATGGTTCGCAGACGTTCACAAACAAAACTATCAGCGGCAGCAGTAACACCATTACGAATCTTCAGGTATCCAGCTTTAACAGCGGAACAAGTGCAAGTGCCTCTACGTTTTGGAGAGGCGATGGAACATGGGCCGCTGCGGGGCTGTCGAACGTAACTGAGGCCGTCGATACTGCGTCACCCAACGCAACAGTTCCTGTCGTCTCTCTCACGGCAACAAATGCAGCAACAAACGTAGACATTGCTCTGGTTCCAAAAGGAACGGGCGCATTGCTTGCGCAGGTTCCAAACTCGCTCGCATCTGGCGGCAATAAACGAGGGGACAATGCTGTAGATTTTCAGACTGTACGTGTCAATGCTACCTCAGTGGCTTCTGGCGCAAACGCAATAATTATTGGAGGTCAACGGAATACCGCGAGTGGTCAATACTCATTTGCTGGCGGCTGGACAAGTTCAGCAACAAACCTTTACTCCTTTGCGTATGGCAACTTTGCAAGTGCAAGTGGTAGCAACGCCATCTCAATTGGCAGCAACACCAACGCCTCTGGTAATTCATCTGTTGCGCTTGGCACTGGAACTGCAAGTGGTCAATACGCCGTTGTCCTTGGTGGCGGCACTGCGTCTGGGATGTATTCACTCGCATACGGCAGCGGCTCAAACGCAAATGGAGCCAACTCCATCGCTTTTGGCAATTCTGCCAATGCAAGAAGTGTTGCGCAAAACATGGTTCGCGCCATCAAGGATTTTGGCAGCGCGCAAACCGCACAATACTTTTTGTGGGGAAACATCAATTTTGGAGAAAGCACTAAAGACCTTACGGTTGGTGGAACCTCCACTATCAGTACGACAACAGTTCCTCCTGTGCCGAATCACACCGTTCATCGTTTTTCGGCAAAAGCAGCAGCTTTCAAAGATTCTTCAGGTTCGGCAACAACTTCTTGGGCAAAGTCTTGGGCTATTGAAGGGTTGGTCGCGAGAGCAGGAGGCGCAATAACTTTGATCGGCACACCGACTGTTGTAGTTGATTTTGAAGCCGATGCTGGAAACACTGGAAGTTGGGTAATCACAGTCGCAGCAGGAACTTTTGGTTTGATGTTTACACTGACCACACCTACGTCTTCATACGCAATAGCTTACGTTGTTGTCGACATGATCGAACTCAACAAAGGCTACGCCTAAATTTTCTAAAGGAACCATCATGGCACTCAAACTTTCTATTACTGACTCTGATATTGGAGTTGCATTTCCCGACGCTTATGCCCGTGTTGTTATGGCTAGGGTAGACAAGCACCAAGCGTATTACACGGTGGAAGTCCACGCCTCACAAGCCGCCCGAGAAGGCCGGAAGCAGGCGATTCGCACAGATAACTTTACTGCGCAGATGGACGAAGTATCAGGCGACATATACCCTGCGCTGTACGACCATCTCAAGCAGCAGGAGTTTTATGCCTCCGGCGTTGATGCTTGATTAAGATTAACCTTGAGGAGTACTCATGGAAAACCAAACCCCCGAGCAAATTGCTCAACACTACAAAGCCATGCTCGACAGCGTGAACTTAATCAACGGCGGCAAGCCTGAGTTTATGAGTGACACCGACTGGACTGACTGCGTTGATCGCAACGTAGAGCATCTTGAGTTGATGGTCGCCAAAGACTTTTGGACAACAGAGGACATGACCCCTATCAATGCAGCAATTGCTGCTGGCAATTCATACACAACCTAAATAAATAGTTTGACACAGCAGTACCATGACAACCATCAACGCAACCGAAGCACGACTAAGCACCCACGAAGAGGTCTGTGCATTTCGTTATGAACAAATCAACTCAAGGCTTAAACGTCTTGAGAGCATCATCATCAATGTAGCTGGCCTCATGATTGTGTCTATGGCTGGTGTCATCTTCAGTGCTATATGGCTGGTTAAATGATTGTGAAGGATTAGCATGCTTGCAGAACTAGCTGTAGCCAATGCTGCCTTTGCTGTCATTAAAGAAACAGTTAGTAACGGTGGAGACATCTTTGCTGCTGGTCAGTCTCTATTCAAATACTTTGATAGCAAGTCTGCAATACAACGCAAGGTTAATGAAGGCGGTAAGAGTGCATTAGAAGAATTCGCAGCGCTTGAGCAGTTAAAGGCACAAGAGGCTGAGTTGAAACGTATGATGGTTTATCACGGGCGTGGTGGACTATGGGACGATTGGCTTAAGTTTCAAGCTGAAGCGGCACGTAAGCGTGAGTCAGACAAGAGAGTTGAGTCGCTGCGAAAGATAAAGAAGGCTGAGAAGATTGCTAACATTTTCTGGAGCATGTGCTTAGCCGTTGTGCTGGCTTTATGCATCTACTCTAGTGTCATGATGTATGGTGTTATTAAGGACGGAGTATGACTAAACAACTACAAGAACACTCCGCTTATAATCAGTTTGATATGAACCATGATGGTGTTGTAACAGACGAAGAACTTGATCGCAGTGAGAAGATGTTGCAGATTGACAACATGGATAAGCTTGCTGATCAACAACGCATTATGGCGTGGATGGCATTGTTTCTTCCGTTCGTCCTTATCATCTACTTAGCATCAGGGTTTGTAGAGCCAGCAAAGGTGACGATGATAATGAGCTTGGTCGCAACATTCTCTGCGTCAATGGGTACAGTTGTTGTTGCGTTCATGGCTGCTACAGCATACGTTCGTGGTAAGATGTCGGATGCGCCTAAGCATATGCCTCATCAGCCTATGAATCGTCCTCTTCCACCACCACCTATGCCTCGTCAACAAGGATCAATGCTATGACCTACATCACCGCCGCTATAGCTGTTGCCGCCTTTGTTGGTGGCTTTGCTGTTCAAGGCTGGCGCATGGATTCAAAGCTTGCTGAGATTGAAACAGCCAATGCTGCTGCTGTAGCGGCTGCAACAACAGCGGTGGCTGAAGAGGCTGCTCGTTTACAAGGACAGAAAGATGATGCTCTCAAAGTTGCTCAACAACAAATTCGCAAGAACGCTCTTGCTACCGATGCTGCTCGTATTG